GCTCTATTTCCTGCAAGAAGCATACCATTAGTATCATATCCTCCTTGCTTAACGCCGCCCGCTCCGAAACCTGCCTGATTTGCTCCTACTCTATATACACCTGTATCATCATCGCCATCAAATGCAATAGGCGGAGCCGATACTCCTGCCGTATCATCAGCAAGTATTTGTTTATTTGCAGCCATTGTAATGTCTTCTGAACCAATAAGATTATTCCTTGTTATCTTTTTTGTTTCAGCACTACCGCTTGGGTCATCTACTATTACACACATATCCGAAGTCGCTACCGCAGTTAATTCCGTAAGTTCTGTTATCTTTTTGTCAGCCATTTCCGCACCTCCTATTGATGTATTTTATATCCCGTCTCCTGTAATAAATAATTGCTATCCTCAAGAAGAAGAAAATCGACCTCTTGATATTTCATTTTCTCTGCCTCAAGATACATACTAAATCCGTTTTTCTCATTATCATAATTTAATTCACAAAGCGTCACTATACCTATATGGTCCAAGAATGTCTTTGCATCATAAAATGCTATTATATCATCTGGATATAAATCAACTATTCCCCTGCAATTAGACTTTATTTTATATATAGGATATGCCTTTTCATTAAGAACCGAGTCGCAAAAATCACTTGCATCTGTAGTATTTGCGAATATTCTGTTATCTATCCTTTGCGAATAATTACCAAAACTTTCCCATGAGCTTTGATTTATCTTTTCTGCCAATACCGTGATTGACCCTGCGTTACTTATAGGACAGCCATTTGCTGTTATATTATATGTTCCGGAGCTTGTAGGATAGTTTTTATTCCTTACTTCAAATACCATAGAACCATATGAATTATAATCTCCGCAATCCCTTCCTATTTCCGATATTGCCGTTGATGCCGAACCGCTATTACTCCATTGATTATATATACATGCATACTTTGAAAATGATATTGTTACATTTTGCGTTTCCGTAGATGAACCTAATACACCTGAACCGGTTCCAATAGTCTGATAATATCCCACATTTAAGTTTGAAGCATCAGTAGTCGTTTCACCACTCTCGTCATTTGTAACGGTTATCCTGTTTACCAATTTATCCATTTGCGTCTCGACATTTAAATCAGTTAAAAAGTTGCTGTCTTTAACATAATACTTTATCGTTGATGCTCCACTTATATTCGCCTTTGCCCGTTCTGTAGAATATAAAGTATTAGTATTTTTGAATTGAAGCCTGTCTATTGTCGCTTCCCTTATTTTTTCTGCAATATCAGAAGCCGACATATCTTTGTATTCTATTCCTGTCCTTGATGTTTTTCCCGTTACTCTTAAACTAAAACTATCTATTCCTGCATGAGTAGCAACCGATTCTATCATATCTTCATAAGCATCACCGCCTAAATCAGATGCCGATAATCTGTCTGCAATCAATTTGCTCATATAACATTTTGCTCTTATTATTGCTTCGCCGGAACTGGCAGGTGAATTTTCTGTCAATCCTAAAAACGCAAGATAATATGTCAATAATGTTCCGCCTGTTACTAATCCTAAATACGCCTTTATTTTTTTACCGCCTTCAAGATAAGATGAATATAATTGACCGATTGAATACTTGCTGTTTATATTCGCTATCATTGATTCAAATTGATAGGCAGGAACATCCCTATCTCTGACAATCTTCCATGATAATACCTCCTCTATTTCCTGCTCATTGTCTGCTTCTAATGAAGATACTAATCTTGTTATAAGCATCTTTGTATTATCTGCCGTCCAAGCTCCTGATACATACTTTTCACATCCAAGGTCATAAGTTCCTTTTGTATCTACTGCAACATAAAAGTTATCAGGGTCGCTTGTGGGATTATTCTCTATAACTATATGATATGTCGTTCCTGCCGTTATTGACACGGCAGATGTAAAATCTACCCTTCTCCAAATATAATCATAATCATTTACAGTAGCTCCTACTCCTGACCCTAATTCATTACCATCAGGCAGACCACCAGTATCTCCTTGAATACTCGCCTTTATCTTTGCGTCATTCCCGTCAGAGCCGGATATAAATACCTCTACTCCTGATATATCCATTGATTTTGGTGCAACAAATCCCTGCCCTAACTTTACATATGAACTACCACCCATTTCCTTTTCATCTACAACAGAATCTCCGTATTGCTTATAATGAGATACTAAAAGCAATAATCCTTTTACCTTTCGTATGCTGGATTCTTGTGCTGTTTTATATGCGTCCGTAACTGTTGTTATTCGTGAAGCATCGCCTGAAATTATATTATCCCCATTTTCTTGGAGTAAATAATCCCCTTGCTCTAAAAATAAATATTCAATACTGTCGTCCATTATAATTCCTGTAAAACAACTTTATAATCATACCAGTTACCTATATTATAAATAGGTTGAAAATCCTCAAAATATACCTCTATGTCATTCTCTGAAATGAGTGCATCTTCATCGAGATACAATGTCTCATTAAGGGCATATAATTGGTTTAGTTTTGTTATTAAATCGTCTCCGCTATCTTCCCTTATAACATCTAATTCCCATTGCCTTTTTGTAGCATAAGTAGGAACATCATAAGAATAACTACCGTCCTTCAGTTTATACTTTGTATATGTCTTTGGTAATTTCGGATATGATGTTTCCTCCGTAGGGTATCTTATAACCGCTGATATTGTAGAACCTGCATTATGCAATGTAAGCGTATATGTTGGCATTAAAATCTCCTCAATGTTCCTGTTGCAAGTCGCATATTCCCATTAACATAATTTGTAATATATGTTGCTATGTCCTTTGCTACATTTTTCTTTTGGTCTTCATTTGACCAATTAACTCCATTTATTACAAATGCTCCCGGTTCGATAATAATACTACCTCTGCCCATATTGCCCATTTTAGAAAGAGGTATAATAGCTTCAGGTTCTTTTTCTCCAACCATAGCAAGTGTAGGAGTATTTACTATTCCGCCTAATGCAAATTGCGGAATATTTAATGCTTTTTGTGTTTCAAGGACTTGTCTTAATATATCTAATTCTGAAATTTTATCATATTCATCAATCATTTTTCTGCGTGCATCTACATCTGCTTGTATAGAAGTGCTAAACATATCGCCAAACATTTTTATTTGTTCAGTCGTATGCCAAATACCTCTATAAAAAGCTCCTGTTCCAGAAATTCTTGCTTTTTCAAGATTTTTTTGTTCTTCCTGCATTACAGATATTTCATTTTCAAGAGTAGGTATGCTCTTTTTTCTTAAATCGAGTTCTTTTTGTTGCGTTGCTAAAAGGTCTTCTAATAATTTCTGTCTTGCTTTTGCTTCTGTTAAACCTGCAATACCTAATTCACTTTCTGCTATACCTTGCCCATAAACGCCGCCAACCCCTATTTTCAGAATATCAAGTATTTCGAGTTTCTTTTGAGCTAATCCTTTTTCTTTACCTATTTCGCTTATTGCTTTATTAGCATTATTTGCCATCTGTTGAAATCGTTCTTCAACTATTTCCGCATATGATTTCTGATTTCCAAACAAAGATAAAAATCCGCTTACAACAGTTCCCGCCACAGAACCAAATATGCCTCCAACAGATAAACCTACGGCAGATAATGGAACTTCTAATCCTATAAATGATTCTGATAATGACTTACCTATATTATTAGCAAATTTATCTGATACAAGTCCAAGAATATCATATCCGCCTTTCATAGCACTTACAAAATCAGTTGCGCTTTTTTCATGCAATGATTTAATATATTCTGCTTCTGCTTGCTTCATTGCTTTATATTCTTTAGAATTTTCTTTAAGAGTAGATAAAGCATTTGAATATATATTTAATATTGCCGCTACATCATCTTTTGCAAGTTTTAATGAATTATTATAATCTTCGGCTTTTATCCTGCTTACTTCACTACTATACCAACGCTCGACTTCTAATTTATCATTTCCTTGTTGCAAATATTTTTGTTTTTGTTTATTAAGTGCTTCTATTGTTGCAGTTGTTTCTTCTTCAAGCATCTTTTTATATTTTGTCTGAAATTCTTGTTGTGCTTTTTGAATATCTTTTATTGCATAAGATTTTTTTTCTACTGTTTTTGTATGTTCTTTTTCTTTTGTATTAAGATTTTCTGTCAAAGGAATTAAATCGGTTGTTTGCTTAACCATACGTTGCATTGCATCATTATATTGCTCTTGTGTGATTGTTCCATTGATAAGCAAATTATGATATAAAATTATTTCTTCTTCTGCCGCTCCCATATTCCCTATAAATCTACCAGTATATTTACCTATCTTTTCTGACCAACTCGCAACAAGAGAAAACCCTTTAGCAACCAATAATGCAAGTTTTGAAATTTCCTTCAATGCAGGCATTATTGTTTTATTTAATTCTGCACCAAGAGCCATTTGTGCAAGCTTCATATCATTAGTGCTACGGGTAGTTTTTTCTATGCTATCAACCATTTCTTCGTCAAGTATCAAGCCAAGTTCTTTCGCTTGATTAATTACATTCTCCATTTCCGAAGCATCCGCAGATAGAAATTCATGTAATTCTTTTCCTGACCTTCCAAATAATGCCATTTCAAGTGCTGTTGTTTTAGCACCTGCTCCCATCTCTTTAACTTTATTTCTTGTTTGTGCAAGAACATCATTTATATCTCTTAATGAACCATCTGCGTTTTTAGTTTTAATGCCGAATTGTTCAATTGATTGAGCATTATTAAGCATATTTCTTGAAAGTATAGCCATTGCTGTTCCAATAGTTTGTGCTGTTATGCCAACATGATTCGCTTGAACAACCCATTCGCTTGCTTGTTTTGCACTTGCTCCTGTAATATTCATTACATCATCAACAGATTCTCCATAATCCATTTGTGCTTTTGACATATCAGAAAGGGCTTTTACTATTGCAACTGCACCAATAGCCGGTAAAAGACTTTTAAATTCATTTATCATTGAATTTGTAGTCTTCGTGGATTGAGTTTTTACTTTGTCTAATGATTTTACAACTTCATCTAATTTTGCAGATGCTTCGTTTTGTGCTGTTATTAGAAGTGTTATTTGCTCATTTATGCCCATCTATTATTTCCTTTTTCGATTCTTTAATTTCTCTTTTTCAATTTGCTTTTTATCTTCACGATTACCTATTAAAGCAATTTTATAATTAAATTCATATACTTCATAAGGACTTAATTCTTGCGTCATCCCTATAATATCGCTTGGCAAGACACCATACCTTTGTGCTATTGCATCAAGATTTAGGGCGTGATGTCTTGGGATAAAAAATCTTTCTTTTTACCATCCTCCCCTACTAATCCAGAAAATTTCATTATTTCGTCAAAAAGAAAATTCTGATGCTTTATTTCTATCTCTCTAATACTTAAAAATCCTTCTTTTTCATCTGCCGATAATTTAAGAGATACAACTCCTTTTTCAAGAACTAATTTTATAAAAAGACCTGTATTGTCTTTTGTTAGTCCTGTTTCTGTCCATAAATCAATAGGAGTTATTTTTCTTATTTCAAATTCTATTCCATCTTCACTCTTTACCAATTTTCTTGAAGGATATTTAGCTCTATATTCATCTATACTTATTAAACTCATTTCTCATTTTTTCCTTTCTTTATACATCAGTTCCGTTAGTCAAGCTCCTTATAACTACATTAAGCGGTCTTAATGCGGTCGTTGAGCCATCGGAATATCCCTGAAACGGAACCGTCAACATAATCATTCCGCTATCGCTTACAGTCGGAGTAGCTTTTGTGAATCTGATATACGGACAATTCACCTGAAGCTTATTTGCTACTGTTCCATTTAGAGTGTCGCCTGTATAAGTAGCTGAAAATGCCGCCGTTCCTGCTGTATTAAACATTGACCAATCCGTTGTTCCATCAAACTCCATCTCTATCTCTCCGGACACTTCTACCCTGCCTGCTCTTTGTGGCTCTTTTATCGTTCTTGCTCCAAGATGATATCTGTCGTCTGTTAGATTATTATTTAGGGTTATATTAAATGTCCTTGCATTTCTTGTTCCGCCTGCCACATTCAATACGCATTGAGAGAATTTATAATATGAGCTTGTCGAGAATGACGGTGTTGATGCCGCTGATGTTCCCTCATCTTCTGCTATTATCGAAGCACTCGCCTTTAATATGCCTTCATTATCTCCATTAAGAGTTAATTCGTTTATCTTGCAACCATGATATACGAACGAACATACATCCCTATTTACCTCCATTGTTAATCCTGTCGGCAACGCATCTGCTATCCCAAATGTATGTTCCGTTCCGGACGCTGTTCCTGTTCCTATTGCCGTATATCCATGACTTCCAAGGGCATGTTTAAATAATGTTTCTGCTCCTTGCTGTCTTACATCAAACTCAACATTACCTCCTACTTTCTTTCTTCCTTGAGTAAAATTATCCTTATCCTTTGTTAATGAGAAAGTAGAATTTCCATCTACTACATCATCTTCTGCCACCAAACTCTCGCTGTTTATTTCAAGAAACGCAGTCCTCGTAACAGGCGTCCCATAAGTCGATTCCGTCCCAAATCCTAACCACGCATTATAACCAAATCCAAGTGCCATAACTATTTTTCCTCCTTTTTAGTATTTTTTATAATCTTTTCTACAAATTCCTGCTGTGCTAATCCTAAATTTTTTGTATAATTATATTCTTGATACAATTCAAATCCGGCTCTTTTAAGATACTCCTTTGCTATTTCATCAGGCATTTCGTAGATGCCACCATCCACGAATCGACCTATTGCCGATTTCATTCCACTTCCCCTATAAATTATTTTCATATAACCTCCTAACCTAATGCCCTATATACTTCAAGATTTATAACTCCATGAGCAATAAAACCGCTTTCATTTGTATTATAATCAACTGTATACCTTACTGGTTTTATATATCCATTTGTTAAGTTCATATCTATATTATTCATCAAGATATATAAAACATTGTCTGTAAGAATCTCTAATTGGTCTTTTGCGTTATCAATAGATTTTATATCTCTTGTCCATATATCTATCTGATATGTCATGGTCATTTCGTATCTCTTTGATGCGCCCCTTAATCCCATTATTGCTTCACCGGACCAAACATTTACAGTAGGATACATAGATGTTGGTATGACCGCTTGACCCATATCGGGCTTTCTTGTTGTTACCTGTTTAACATTTACAGAAGCACCTTGATTTAAGTCCGATACATTTGTAGTGCCTATTAAGGTTACAAGAGAGTCTTTTATTGTGTTTATTCCAAATCTATCTATTGTCATGTCCAATCACTTATAATACCTTTCCTTACTATATAATTTGCCATCAGTTTTGTTATTTTTTTCAATCCTATATCGCTTAACCACATCCAAGGTCGTGCAGGTAAATTCTTGTCACCATTATTTTGTCTTACCGCATAATCTAAATCATTATATACAAGGGCATAATCTTTTCCTGCCTTCGGTATATTTCTTCTTCGTAGATTGCCTGTATTAACAAGCATATTTGTATATCCGTGTTTCCTTTTCCATTCCCAAGTCTTTGGCTTTAAGTCTTCCCATTGTTTTCCATCGCCATCTTGCGTAGCTATATGACTTAATACATCATTTCTTAATATATTTGCAATTATCTTATTTGCTTCAATAGGATTAGCCGCTCTTTCTGATATACCCTTAAACAAAGTCTTGGCATCTTTATCGTCTATTTTAATAGTAAACGACATTATTCCCTATCTCCTGCTATATCTTCTAATCTTGTTGTGTCTGTCTGCCAATTAAGCTCATCATCTACATCAAATGTAGGATTGTAATTCATTGTTGAGGACCAATATTTAGTGGCATGACTTGATTCTTCTACATTTCCACCTCCCGATACTGTTCCTGATGGCAAGTCTAAATCCCCATTCTGTATATCGTCAAGGAATTTCATAGCTCTTTCATATTCGTCCTTTACCTGAGCAATAGAAGATGGTATCTCGCCTGTATATATGCTTCTTAATGCTCCCCATGCTGAAAGAGTTGTAGATATAGACTTAACAGCCGGTGGAATAGATGCAGTCCCAAATGGAACATCATATCTTTTGCTTAATTTTAAGTCTATAATACTATCTGCCCATTCCTGACTTAAAGATATAGAATAAGTGCCAAGAACATCTGTTCCTACGCCTTGACTTCCTGTTGAATCGATATAATATCGTATAGTCGTTCCGTCCGTATATGCCATTAGTCTTTTCTCCTTATCTTTTTAGGAATAAGCTTATATTCATATTGATTATCTTTCATCGGTAGATTCCAAAAACAGTATATATATCCATTCTGGTCGATATGGAATAATTTTAATGATGTATCTACAAGTAATCTGTAATTCTTTTCTTGAGCTTTTGCAAACCAAGCCAAATCTTCCGTGCCATAGCAATTTTCAGGAGTAAATGGAATATCAAAACATTTTTTGCTTATTAATGTGCAACCCATGTTTGTTGCTCCGGCATAATGACATTTACCATCCATCCAATCTTTTGCTATCTTAAAATGACCTAACCCTGTGCATTTATCTTCCATGTATGACGATGCTTCATATTTATCATTCTCTCCCATGCCAAAAAACTCTTTTATATCAACAGCAGATTTGAATAGCATCGGCTTTGGGGTTTCTTCTATTTTGTAGAAATATGCTCCTGCCGCTATATCGCATTTTCCTCTCTCGCAATAATCTACTAATTTGCTTAATGTATCTCTCTCCATCACTACATCAGTATCTATAAAAAATATGTAATCGACATTCTTTTCTATTGCTAAATTTCTTATTCTCTCTCTGTTTGCATATACTGATTCCATCTTGTTATTGTAATGAGGATTATCTGTTGTCACCAAAAAATCAAGATATTTATAGCCGTTCAGTTTTGCGTATGTCATTATTTCATCAACAAATGTCTGCCCTGAATTGCTTATACTTATCGTTAAAACAATGTTCTTTTTATGATAATGGAATCCATCTATCATATTCATAAGAAGAGGAAATATCCATTTACTTCCTTCGCTCATTGGCAATCCAATCATAATAATCGGATTTCTTTCCGGCAACATCATATGAATATAATCGTCGTGTTCTATTTCGTAATACCATTTTTCTTGAAATCTCGGTAGGAATTTATAACATTCCTGCTGATTAGTCATAACCTTTGAAGATGATGCCGCAGAATAATGATATATAACCACATCAGGGTTATACCATACCTCATATCCTGCCTTTCTTACTTTCATGCAAAGGTCTATATCTTCATAATGATATCCCCATTTTTTGTCTATATGGCTAAATCCGCCTACTTCTTCAAATACTTTTCTCTTTACTAATAGACATGCGCCGGTTACAGCTTGATATTGCTTCGCATACATCGTTCTCGGGTCGAATAAATTGGCGTTCATTAGATGATGATATGGCTGTCTGTATTGATTAAATACTACTCCGCAATGCTGAATATTATCGCTAATAGCAAACAATAACTTAACCCCTTGAATGGCAAGTCTTGGCTTTGATTCTGCAAACTTAATCATCTTCCTTAATGTATCTGACTGATGCGGTATCGTATCATCGTTCAACAATAATATCCATTCGCTATTACTTGCTTTTATTCCTATCTCATTTGCATAACTGAATGATATATTTTCTTCAGACCTTATATACCTGCAATTGACTGCTTTGCATATTTCCTTTATTTTGTCCTGCAACTTTGAGCCATTATCGATAACAATTATCTCAAAATTATCTCTATAGGTATAATTGCAAAGATGTAGATTATGCAAGCATTGTGCAAGTTTATCTACTTCCGTGCTTGTTACGATTATAACCGATAACTTCTTCATACTAATCCTTGTATGTATGATAGCTTATAGTCCCGTTTGCAGTTCCTACTGCATATAAATCTTCTTCATTGCCGAGCGTAACTACCCCGCCTGCAGGAATTGTAAATGAGTCGGTAGTTACAACACTTCCATTGCTTACCTTAAATGCCCCATAAGTATTGGCACTTATGACACACCTTTTTTTGCTACCGCCTCCTGCAGATACAAGACTTGTCAGCGTTCCTACTAAAGCTATTGTTCCTATTGTCATTTTATTCCTCCTTTATATTATTCTTCCTTTTAACCGCATCGCATTATATATTGTAGATTGCGGATTACTAAAAGTTAATCCTGCATCCACTGATGCGGTTGAGAGGAAGTGGCAGAAATAGTTAAATCCTGCCATCCTCTTTAATCTACTGCCCTATTCCCTTTTCAACCATCCAGCTTATAGTTCCTGTTCCTACACTATATAATGTTCCTCCGATAGATGTTGGAACTGCCTTAAATACAGGTATACATGAACCAAGCCCAACTCCTGTCGCCCGATATGCTGTCGGTATTACACCGAGTGTATGCGTAAATGTTGCTTCTGCTGTTCCATTACAAGCAACAGTTCCAGTAGATACATTTAACGCTCTTACTGATGTAAATACCGATTTTCCTTTCTGCTTTGTTGTTATTCCCATAGTTATTTACCTCCTTATTCTACTGCTGTGGAGAGTAAATATCCTGACTTCGCAGACAATATTTTTGCCTGATAAGCTTCCTCGACCTCAACAACCGTTGCCCCTCTCAATGAGTTCTCTGTCCATTTACGGACATAGTTTCCACCATGAATCAGAGCTGCGGTCGCCGCCGTCTTTAATCCAACCGTCGCAGGTTTGTGCATAAACAAAGCAAATTTGCCCCATATCCTTGCCAACGATGCTGTCTGACCTTCATTTGCGGTGTTATAAAGCGACTTACCTACAAATATATTGTCTAACTGCATCGCTTTCGCTACTAACTGCTCTGTTATTACGCCAAACTGCGTATATTTAATCCTGTCAAGAATATCAGGATGATTCTCTAACTGTTGCCATACATCCGCACCAACCACCAATACTATACCGGATGTCGCACCGCTATTTGTTGCTATCTTATTCTTTGCATAAGTAGCATCTTCTAACGGCGTTGAGTTAGTATAATCACTCCATTGATACCTTGAAGAACTTGCGTTCAATGTCTCTGTGTAACCGGAGAATCCTGTTGCACCTGTATTGAATAGTGCTGACCCGACTGTATATTCCTTATAAAGCATTAACTGCTCTGTAAGGTATTCTGTCGTATCAGTTTCAGGTTGCATGGGATTTGCTGCCATATCCCTCATACCCTGAGTAACAACATCAGATAGCGCATAATTCACTATTCTGTATGTCGCCGAGGAACTGACAGTATATCCGCTTCTTTTACTTACGGACTTATCGCCTCTTGCCGCTTCCTTGAGATTAAAGTTCTCTGTTCCCATTGTCCAGATAATACCTGTTTCCTGTTTTACCTGAATACGGGGAAGGACCAAATCTGCGATGTAGTCAAGGTTCTTATACTGAATGCTTACATTCGTTAACGGTGCATCCACATATAAGTCGGTGGCTACCCTGTCAAAGTTCCTTTTCTCAAAATCATGAACAGACCCGTCATTACTGAAAAATCTTATTGTTTCAAATCTCGACATTGTAATCCACCTCCCTTATGAAGTTGTTCCAACTGCAGGTGCTGATATGGCTGTGATTATGTCACCGCCACCTGCACTTGCTGCCGTTGTTGAAGCTTCGACCGCTATCAATGCCTGAACTGTTGTTACTGCATCTGCCGATAATGCCGCTCTGAATCTTGCATCTGTTCCGCAAATACATTTCGCTCCTGCCGCAATCGTCCCGCTGGTAACAATCTTGCTTACGCAGTTGTTAATCATAAGAACATCTGCAGGAGAACCTGCCGCCTTCGGTTTATTCTGCAATATACCTATTATAGGCGTATTCGTATCTACACTTGCAGTCCCTACTGTATTAGCCGCAGTAAGATAAACTCCGCAATACTGCTTTGTTGATAGGTCACCAGCGGCTTTAAATGAAACCGTATTACCTATTCCGCCTCCTGAACTCGTTGCCATTTTAATCGCCCCTTTCTTTTGTTATTTGAACCTCAAACATCTCCTGTCACCTCCGCTGTTATTCTGCGGTTAGTTGGTAACAGTTTTTGCTTGTTCTATCAAGTCCGGATTCTGCTGATAAACCTTCAGCAGGGCATCCTTAAAAGTTATCCCGTCACTTGTCACTATCTTATTAGCTTCCATTACCGCTTTGTGCTGTTTAGTTACGTTCTCTTCTACCTTTTCCGTAACGCCTTTTAATATAGCCATTTCCGGCATGGCGCTGAACATCTGCATTATAAACCCTCTATTGGTTTCTTCAACCTTCTTATCTTTAAGTGCAAATTCAATTTTTACTGCATTGTCAGATTTCTTTAGTAATTCAAATACCATCGGAGCTATTACCGGCGGTATTTTTCTCTCTATCTTCTTCATAAATGCTTTCAGTTCAGTTTCTTCCTTTTCGGCATTTACCTTTGCAAGTTCTGCCTTTAATGAAAGATTTTCCTTTACTACATCATCGACTTTGCCCGATTCATCTGCAGCCTTATCATTCTCTTCCACGACAGTTTCTGTATCGCCTTCTGTTTTAACCTCATCAGCAGGCTTTTCATCGGACTTAACTTCTTCAACAGGCTTATCATCAGCAGCCATATTTTCCTCTTTAACTTCATCCTTTACCTCTGTTTCTTCGACCTTTGTTTCGTCCTTTATTTCTCCCATGTCCGTCCCTCCTTGTATTTCAAATATTACTATCCGTTTATTCTTGTCGTCTGTTTCGTAACCGTATAAAGCTACCACATCTGCCAATGTATTTATTGCCGGAAGTTCTGCTCCGAGCAAAGCTAAACCGCCAAATACATTATTCAGTTTATTGCCCATGCTGTCGACCACATTGTAATACAATTCAGCAGAGCGTTTCTTATAAGCACCTTTTTTAATTAACTCATATACAGTCTTCGGTATTCCCTTTATGTCTGCATATAACTTCTTGCCCTTTTTATATAGCTTCGTTATCCATCCTACAGCAGGTTGTCCGGCAATTTTCTGTTTTGCATCATGACCTATCTTTAATGGAGCATCAACAACTCCAAAATTGTTTACCATTTCTTCAAGGTCTTTTTCTGTATATTTACCGCCATTCCATGTTCCTGTTTCAAATACCTGAACGCCTTTTAATTCCTTCGTAGCATCTTCAAGAGATAATTCTTTACTAAACATGGGTATATCTTGCGGAGTAACTATGTTTGGCACGTTTGGTCCCCATTCTCCTTCATCGTTCTTTGTCCATCCTTCCTGTATACTTAACCATGCTCTTGAACATGCGTATTGTTTATTATCTCCAGCTTTTAGTAAAGCATTTGCTATCTCCATCCATTGCTTTTGTGCCTCTTTCGATAAATTTTTTATTCCGTTTGGGCAATCTTCTACACTCTTAAATTGAAATAATTCTTTTTTCATTTTCTTTACCCATTCTCCTTTATCATTTTTTTCCCACCCATTTTTTACTGCAGTCCATGCTATTTTTATTGCACTTTCTTCGGAAGTCCCTTTTTTTAATTCATCATTCATTACATTTCTCCATACTGTTTGGGCCGCTGATGGTAATACCTTTACACTTTTCGGTAATTCATCATTTGAACTATATGGCATCTTCACACCTCCTATCATTTTTATCCTCAAATGTATAACCCTTATATTCCAATCTCTATTTATTAAAATCAAAATTCGTCATATATACCTATATCTGCATCAGCTATATATTCTTCATCTCTGAATATCGGAAC